TCTTTATGTAGGACTCTCTGACAGTTTGCGCATACTGTCTTAAGATTTGTAGGACGACAGTTATTTAAATTTTCGTCAATATGGTAAACATCAAATTGCTCTGGATGTTTGCTAGAGTATCCACACTTGTCACATTTGGATAGTTTTCTATATCCTGCACGATACCATCTAGGTATCGAATCTTCATTGCCATAAAGGCAAGTTTCACACATACTTCTGTAATAAGTCTTACCGTTTTTATGGTAATTAACTGCTGCCGGCTTTAAACCACACTTACATAAGGGTCTCATATTAATATTTACCCTTTTTGGCCCCTTTTCATATGGCTGTAAGCTACCGTTTTTTCAAAATAGCAATAAATAATATTAGAGTATTTAATACCGGGAGATTTATCAGATGGCAACATTAAATTCACCAGGCGCACAGGTAACGGTCATTGACGAAAGTTTCTATACGCCAGCAGAGCCAGGTACAGTTCCACTCATTGTGGTAGCTACCGGACAGAATAAAACAAATGGCGCAGGCACAGGAACAGCTTCTGCGACCACAAAAGCAAATGCAGGTAAGGCATTCAAGATTACCAGTCAAAGAGACTTAGTTGATAACTATGGTGTTCCTTTCTTTGAGAAAACAGTTAGTGGAACACCAGTTCATGGATCTGAGAGAAACGAATACGGTCTTTTATCAGCATACAGCCTATTAGGCGTAAGCAATGCAGCATTTATTGTACGTGCAGATATTGATCTATCAGAATTAGCAGGACAGACAACCGCCCCGGGAGCGAACCCAGACAACGGTGATTGGTGGTTAGACACTGCTAACACTGCTTGGGGTATTTTTGAGTGGAACGGTAATGCTGCCTCGACAACTGGCGGTCAAAAGTTTGCTACAAAAACTCCAATCGTTTTAACATCAGACGATGCAATTAATGTAGAAGACAGTGTAACTTACGGTCGTGCACCTAAGTCGAGTGTTGGCGTTCCGGGTGACTATGCAGTAGTTGCCGAAATGAACGAATCTTATGATGCATCTAAAGAATCAGTTAAAGTTTTTTACAAGAGGGATTCAACTTTATTGGGCGGCGACGCTTGGGTATTAGTTGGTTCCCCAGCTTGGGCAGCTAGCCATGCAACAGTTAAAGGTACAGTGACTAGTCCAAGTATCACAGCAGGTCAAACATTTTTAATCAATGGTGTTACTGTAACTGCAACCGGTACCGATGCTACTTCATTAGTTCAGGCGATTAATGCTCTTAACATCAATGGTGTAACCGCAGCAAAAGTATTTGATAGAGTTTATCTATATACCGATGCAACAAATGACGATAATGTTGGCGACTCAGCATTGTCGAACGCCATTGTTATTGCCAGCGGCGGCGGAAACCCAGGAACAATTTTAGCAAGTGTTGGATTTACAGCAGGTACCTATTATGGTCCTAGACTGCAAATGAGTCCACATACACAAGTTCCAGAATTTAGATTAGATGATACAAATCCACGCCCAAGTGGAAGTGTGTGGATCAAGACTACCGAACCAAACATTGGTTCGCGTTGGAGACTCAAGCAATGGAGCTCCGGAACTAGCCTATGGACCGCCAAAGATGCTCCATTATACGAAACTACACATGCAGCTATCTATAACTTAGATAGAGCAGGTGGAGGCACAAATATTCCGGTTGACTCAGTATTTGTTCAATACAATTCAACTGAAGATTTTGGTTATGATAATACGCCACAAACAGCAACGTTCCGTGTGTGGCGTAGAAAAGTTACAGGACAAACTAGAGTTGTTTCTATTCCTGTAATAGCAAATACATTTACAGCTGGTACTAATACATTTACAATCCGTGAAATGGTCAAGGGACAGTTAGCTCTAGACACTGCTAAAACTGTAACCTTTACAGCACAGGCAACAGTTTCTGATTCAGACAGATTAGCAACAGCAATCAATGCATTAGGGTTAACACAAGTTGAAGCTAGTGTAACCAGTGCAAACGAAGTTGCTATTGTTCACAAGACAGGCGGAGATATTAGATTTACTGATGGTACTAATACTCCATTACAGAAAATCTTTACAGCGTTCAATCTTTCTGCACTAACAGGAACAGCTAATTTATATTCATTAGTTGGAATTGGTACTGGTGGAACATTCCTAGCAACTAACTGGTTACCATTATTAAATGCAGCCAATGATTTCAAATCTAAAAGATCGGCTCCATTAAACGAACCAAATGATGGCCAACTATGGTTTAATCCAAGCTTTGGCGATGTTGACATCATGGTACACAATGGAACTATTTGGAAAGGATACAAGTCAGTGTTCCCAAATACTGACCCGGCTGGACCAATCGTTGCTGCTTCTAAGCCAACAACACAAAGTGACGGAACCGCATTAGTTGATAATGATCTTTGGATCAGCACAGCAGATGCAGAGAATTTCCCAACAATTTATAGATATAACGACAATACCAAAGAGTGGGCATTAGTTGACAAGACTGATGATCAATCTGAAGAAGGTGTTGTATTTGCTGATGCACGTTATGGTTCAAGTGGTGCAACTGGTAACACAGCAGCAAGCATTGTTACTTTACTAACCAATGACTTCGTTGATCCTGATTGCGTAGATCCAGCAAACTATCCAAGAGGCATCTTGTTGTATAACACAAGACGCAGCAGCGGTAATGTTAAGAAGTATAGAAACAATTACATTGATACAACCAAGGACAACACACGTTATCTAGGACAGTCAATGGCAGGCTATGCTACTGATCGTTGGGTAACAGCTAGCGGCAATCAAGAAGACGGTTCCGGAACATTTGGTCGTATCGCACAGCGTCAGGTTGTTGTACAAGCTCTGAAAGCAGCAATTGACACCAGTCAAGAGATCCGTGATGAAGAGCGTCGCAACTTTAACTTGATTTCTTGCCCAGGATATCCTGAAGTATTAAGCAATCTAAACAATCTAAACTTAGATCGTGGTGTTACATCTTTCGTATTAGGCGACAGTCCATTGAGATTGACTGCTGATGCCACAAGCTTGACCAACTGGGGTACTAACGCAAATGGTGCGCTAGACAACGGTGACAAGGGTCTTGTAAGCTACGATGAATATTGTGCAGTTTGGTATCCAAATGGATTTACCACTGACCTAAGCGGTACAAACGCAGTGGTCCCAGCAAGCCACATGATGCTACGCACAATCGCTCTAAGCGACCAAGTTAGTTATCCATGGTTTGCACCAGCAGGTACACGTCGTGGTGGGATTACTAATGCAACGGCAGTTGGTTACATTGATGCAGCAACAGGAGAATTCCAACAGGTTGCGTTGAATGAAGGTCAACGCGATACTCTTTATGATATCAAGGTGAACCCAATTGCATTCTTTAACGGAGTTGGACACGTCGCATACGGTCAGAAAACTCGCGCAAGAAATGCAAGTGCATTAGACAGAATTAACGTATCACGTTTAGTAGTATACCTACGTAGTCAATTAAGCAAGTTGGCCCGTCCATATGTGTTTGAACCAAACGATAAAATCACTCGCGATGAGATCAAACAAGCATGTGACAGCCTATTACTTGAACTAGTAGGTTTAAGAGCAATCTATGACTTCGCAGTTGTGTGTGACGAATCAAACAACACTCCAACTAGAATTGATAGAAATGAGCTTTATGTAGATATTGCAATTGAACCAGTGAAGGCCATTGAGTTTATCTACATTCCATTACGTATCAAGAATACAGGGGAGATTTAATAAATGGCAATTACCTCATTAAACAAGTACACAGTACCATTAGCTAGTAACCAATCTAGCTCAACGCAAGGTCTGTTAATGCCAAAACTCAAGTATCGCTTTAGAGTGATACTTCAGGGTTTTGGTGCAACTGGTTCTATTTCAACAGAACTGACCAAACAGGTAATGGACATCACTAGACCAAAAGTAAGTTTTGAAGAAATGGAGATTCCTGTATATAATTCCAAGGTTTACCTAGCAGGAAAATATACTTGGGAAACTATGACTTTAACTCTAAGAGATGATGCTAGTGGTAATGTTCAGAGATTAGTAGGCGAACAGATTCAGAAGCAGTTCGATTTCATGGAACAGGCTGCTGCTCGTTCTGGCATTGACTACAAGTTCACAACTAAGATTGAAATTTTAGATGGTGGCAATGGTGCAAATGCTCCAAGTACTTTAGAAACTTTTGAAGTATATGGATGCTTTATCCAGAATGCCGATTACGGTGAAATGAACTATGCTACAAACGAACCAGCAACTGTTGCATTAACGATTCGCTTTGATAACGCAGTTCAATACAAAGGCGGTCAGATCGACGGAATTGGTCGTTCGATTGGTCAGCGAATTGCTGCTGGCGCTGGAAGCACTGGCGGTGGCGCAGCTACAGTTGGTTAATTAGTAAACGCAATGATAAAAAGCCCAGATGTATTTCTGGGCTTTTTTATTCAATAAATAAGTATATGGCAAATAAATTTACTAGATTTCTTACAGGTGTTGTTAACGGTGCAACAAATCCAAAAGGCCAAATGGCCAACTGGAGGCATGCTACTCGTATCTTTGTGGATAACAATTATGCGTTATCGCCAAGATCAAAGTACATGTTCTTTGTTAGATTTAATATCAACCAAGAAGTCGCAGGAGCAACAGCATTTACCCAACGTCATACTAACGAAGTAGGACTATTGGTTAAGACTGCAGATTTACCAAAGTACACATTCGAACAAGTAGTCAAGAATCAATACAATAGAAAGAAAATCATTTACAAGCAAATTAATTATGATAATGTAAATTTAACTTTACACGACGATAGTACTGGTATAGTTAATGCTATGTGGGCATTGTATTAT